GGGGGCGCAGGGGGCGCAGGGGGCGCAGGGGGCGCAGGGGGCGCAGGGGGCGCAGGGGGCGCAGGGGGCGCAGGGGGCGCAGGGAGAAAAAAAGAGCCCCGAGGGGCTCTTAAATGGTGCCGAGGCTCGCGCCGTGGCGACGACTACTTGGCCGACGACTTTTCGGCGGCTGCGATCGCCGCGGCGATCCCTTTAAGGTCGGCGCTGGTCGGCAGTTTGCGCATACGTGCGATCAGCGCGGCAATTTCGGCTTTCGCCTTTGTTGCTGCGGCTTTGTCCGCCGTTTTCGCTGCGCCCTTGATGGCTGCCGAGAATGCGGCCGCGTCCTCGATCCGGCCGGCCTTGAGAGCCTCGGCGGCCTTGTCGGCCGCCACCTGTCGGGCAGCCTCGATGCCACCCGTTTTCAGCGCGGCGCCGACGACCTTTGTGGCCGCTGCCGCGGCTTTCGTCGCGGCCGCGCGTTTCGCTGCGACCTTCGTCGCCTTCGAGCTGGTCGCTTTCGGCTTCTCGAGTCCGAATTCCACCTTGAGCCTCGCTGCGAAGCGTTCCCATGCTTTCTGCGCAGCCCCATCGGGTGCGGTCTTGCCTTTTAGGGTGCTGATCTTCGCCGCATATGCGACGATGAAGTCCGCCCTGACCGCATCCCATAGTGGCAAGGTCGGCGACGTGCCGAGTACGCGCCCGATGGTTTCGAGCGCCGATGCGGCGCTGAATTCAGATGCGGCGAATGTTGCCGCTGCATCTGCGACGGCTTGATTGTCAAACTTGGGAGCGGCGACGACGGCAGGCTTTGCATTCTTGGACATGACATTCTCCACGCACCCGTCGGCAAGGTGCGAAAGTTAGTGAACCGACAATTGAATGGTATCAAACCAGTAACGTTTTGTCAATTAGTGGAACAGATCGACAATCGTGTCGGTTCGTTCCTCGACCCTTGGATGGCCGGGCAGCGGAATGGCTAGGGGACTGAGGGGGGTGGGACAACGTCGCGCGGCCCCCACCCCTACCGTCAGGTGCAGCTCACAAAGCAACCTCGCTTTTTTAGACGTGTAAAGCAGTTATCATCCACAGAGTTAACTGTAGACAGCCAAACAGCTCCGGTGGTACAACAATAAAAACTCCCCCTTGTCAATAATGGATACCGCCCCCTCTGCCGAATTCGTCTGGGAATATGTGATCGCCGAAGATGACCGCAACGACCAACTCGCTGCGGCGCGACGTCATGGCATCACGCAGGCCCAGCTGCTTCGACTCGAAGCCTCCCGCTTCTTCTCCGCCCAGGTGTACGAAGCCAGGCGCGACTACGTCCGACACAAGGCGATGGCGCAGCTCGCGGCCAACCAGGACGACATGTTCGAGCTGGCCTCGCTCTCTGAGAAACTGCCCGACAAGCTCTCGGTGCATGGCGCGCTTTCGCGACTGGCTGAGTTCGACAAGCCGGCTCAGATGCAGGGCGCCTCGGGCGGGGGGTTCGTGCTGACCATCAACCTGCCGGGAAACCCCCCAATGCAGATGGCCGCACTCAACGTGGTCGACATGCCGGAGGACCTACCCCCCGTGCCGAAGTACCTTGAAAGCCCGGACAATCCGGACATCGTCACCCCCCTGCTCAACGAACTGGAGATGGCATGATCGGGTTCACCTACACGCCAGTGCCGACCGGCGTGCGGTTCATGCTCGACAGGACCAGCTTCGTGCGGGTCATCATGGGTCCGGTGGGGGGAGGGAAGTCCACGGTGTGCCTGATGGAGCTGGTCAAGATGGCCGGCGAGCAGGCTCCGGGACGCGACAAGATCCGGCGCTCCCGGTTCATCATCCTGCGCAACACAAGCGCGCAGCTCAAGTCGACGATCAAGCCAATCATCAACCAGTGGCTGGTCGAGATGACGGGCGGGCGGGTGGGCAAGTGGCGGCTCACCGACAACGAGTTCCACCTCAACTTCCAGATGTCCGATGGGACCATCGTGGACAGCGAGTTCTGGCTCATGGCTGCCGACACGCCCGACGACGTCCGGCGGCTTCTCTCGGTGGAATGCACGGCCGCCTGGGTGGAGGAGGCGCGCGAGATCGACAAGGAGGTCTTCAACGGCCTGCAGGGGCGCACCAATCGGTACCCCAGCCGGGCGATGGGGGGCTGCACACGTGCCGGGGTCGTGTGTTCCACGAACGCGCCCAACGTGGGGAGCTATTGGCAGGACCTCATCGCCAACCCGCCCAGCGGCTTTGGGATCTACATCCAGCCTCCGGCGCTCGACGAGGATGGCAACGTCAACCCCGAGGCGGAGAACCTCGAGAATCTCGCCGAGGACTACTACGCCAACCTGATCAGCGGCAAGACCGACGACTGGATCGACGTCTACCTGCGCAACAAGTTCGGTGCCGGCAACGCGGGCATGCCGCTCTACAAGCGCACGTTCAAGGAAGCGTTCCACGTCGCAAGCGAGCCGCTCATGGCGCTCAAAGGCACCAACAACCCTCTGGTCATCGGCATGGACAACGGCCTGCAGGCCGCGGCTTCGCTCTGGCAGCAGGACCTTCGGGGGCGCCAGCTGGTGCTCGACGAAGTTTTCGTGCCCGAGGACGAGACGATGGGGGTGGAGACTTTCCTCGACACCCTGCTGATCCCGCGCCTGCGCAACGAGTGGCTGTTCCCGACCAACAAGATCGTCTTCTCCGTCGACCCCGCCTGCTTCCAGCGCTCCCAGGTCAACGAGGTTACAATCGCGCAAACCATTCAGCGCCGCGGCTACTACGTTGTGTCCGCGCCAACCAACGACCCTGGCAAGCGCGTGGCGGCGGTCGAGGGGCTACTCTCTCGCCAGATCGACGGCAAGGCTGCGCTGCTCGTCTCACCCCGCTGCACGCACACCATCGCGGCGTTGAACTGGGGGCACCGGTACAAGAAGACCCGGGACGGCACCCACACCACGCTGGTCGAGAAGAATCACTACTCGCACATGGGCGACGCTTTCCAGTACGCTGCGCTCAACTACAACGTGCAGGCGGGAAGTTCCGTCACCGGCAGACGTGCAGCTCAACCCGTGCAGCGCGTGGCCTACCACTACGCTTGATCGAGGATCGTCATGGCAGGACTTTTGCCCCCCGGCGCCCCCAGTACCGTCCCGCTCGGCGGGGCCGCTGTCCCGACAAACGCCGAGCCGGTGAGGGAGCCCCTGGGCAACGCGCTCATCCCTGTGAGCTCGGTGGCCCAGATGCAGGAGATGGAGCGCTTCGCGCGCCCGACCCAGCCTCCCGTCATCGTCGGCCAGCTGGCCGCCCACGTGCGCAAGTGCTGGGACGCGGCGCGCACGCACAAGGAGCCTATCGAGCGGCTCATGAACGACGCGCAGGCGGCGCGGCGCGGGGAGTACACCGACAAGGAGCGGGCGGCCATCAGCCAACAGGGGGGCTCGAGCATCTACATGATGCTCACGGCCACCAAGGCCCGGCAGTGCGTGGCGCTGCTGCGCGATGCGCTGGTGGGCACCGGCGGGGAGAAGCCCTGGACGCTGCGCCCTTCGCCAGTGGCCGACATGCCCCCCGACCTCGTGGACGAGATCATGCAGGGCGCCGCGCAAAAGGTCTTCGAGGCCGAGCAGGCGGGCCTGCCGATGGACGTGGCGCAGATCAGGGAGATGATGCGCGAGGCCAAGGACGCGGCCACGCGCCAACTGCAGGAGCAGGCAACACTGCACGCCGAGCGGGCCGAGGCCAAGATGGAGGACCAGCTCGTCGAGGGGGGGTTCCTCGAGGCGCTGTGGGCCATGATCGACGACTTGCCTTCGTTCAAGACGGCGTTCGTCAAGGGTCCCGTCGTGCGACGCAAGCCCGCGGTCAACTGGATTCAGGCCGCGGACGGTACCTACGACATCGACGTCCAGGACAAACTCACGCTCGAGTGGGAGCGCGTCGACCCCTACGACATCTACCCCGCTCCGCACGCTACCACCCTGCAGGATGGGTACCTCATCGAGCATCACAAGCTCACACGCCAGGACCTGCACGACCTGATCGGCGTGCAGGGGTACGACGAGAAAGCCATCCGGGCGGTGCTCGATGAGTTCGGCCGCGGGGGGCTTCGCGAGTGGACCGTCAACGAAAGTGCTCGCGGCCCGGACACCGACACCATCATGTCCGAGACGACCGACGACACCATCGCAGCCCTTCAGTACTGGGGCTCGGTGCAGGGGCGGTGCCTGCGCGAGTGGGGCATGAGCGAGCAGGAGATCCCCGACGAACTCGCGGAGTACCCCGTCGAGGCGTGGCTCATCGGCACCCATGTCATCCGCGCAGCACTCAACCCCGACCCCCTGCGCCGTCGGCCCTACTACGGCACCAGCTACGAGCCCGTGCCCGGCCAGTTCTGGGGCAACTGCCTGTGGGACCTCATCAAGGATTGCCAGTCCATGTGCAACGCCGCGGCGCGCTCGCTGGCCAACAACCTCGGCATCGCGTCGGGTCCGCAGGTGTGGGTCAACATCGACCGCCTACCGCCCGGCGAGAGCGTGTCCGAGATGTTCCCGTGGAAGATTTGGCAGGGCGGCGGAGACCCCATGGGCAACGGCGGCCAGCCCATCGTCTTCTTCCAGCCCGAGTCCCACGCCGCCGAGCTCATGGGCGTGTTCGAGCGGTTCAGCCAGCTGGCTGACGAGTACAGCGGCATCCCTCGGTACATGGCCGGCGTCGAAGGCACTCCCGGCGCGGGGCGCACGGCCAGCGGACTGTCCATGATGATCAACAACGCGAGCAAGACGATCAAGAGCGTCGTGTCCGCGATCGACCAGAGGATCATCGAGCCGCTGCTCGAGCGGCTGTACTACTACAACATGCGGTACAGCGAGGACCCCGACCTCAAGGGGGACTTGTACGTCGTTGCGAGGGGCGCGCTCTCGCTGCTCACGAAG